ACTCTCCGGTGGTATTCTCGTATATCGTTTTTCGCCTGCCATTTAAGTATCCTGAAATCTTTTAGTTAATATCTCTATTTATACTTCGAAAGAACCGTCATAGTTTCTATCGAGTGCCTGACTGATTGGGAATGATGAGTTATCATTGGTTATTGTCTGACCTAAAATATAGAACGGTAGACTACCAACCCTGTATACCAATATATCAATCGTATCGTTCGCTGGAACACTAAACGAATATGATGACTTAGTTTTTTCAACTGTTGTCGTTTCTCCTGGCGAGTCAACCAAATCTTGTAATCGTGCAGTGGACGCAACAAAGTTACCACCACCAACAGCAGTAACACCTAGAGCATTTGCTGATATTGATGTGACTTCAAACTCATCGAATCTACTTATATCACTCCTTTGTGTGACTCGAATAACTTGACGTGGAGTTGTTACAGCCAGTCCAGTAATATCTGTAAAGTCTGTAGTGGTACTTAGAATTTGTGTTATGTTTGCACCACCCCCTGTATCCAATTCAATATCTGTTCCTGTTACAGCAGCAACAACATCTTCATTGAACAGACTAACTGGTGTTGCACCATTTTGTGTATAGGGTGATGGGTTTTCTAATACGGAAACTTCTGAGTTTCCTAAAATACCTGAAATAGTGACACTAACGTTGTTGTTTACTGTCAATGTTCCACCAGTGTTTGCAGCATTGAAAATGACATCCGTACCGATAACATCACTAAGTGTAGTTGTACCATTGAGGATATTGAGTGTTAGATTACCTGAAGTCGGTGAGAAATAAATGTCAGCAGTATTACCACTGAAGGTCAGTGCATCTAAATCGTAGGTTCCTGCTGTTGTAATTTCTATTGCATTTGTGTTGTTTGTAAATGTGCAATTAGTTACATTTGCAATCTCTGTGGTATTATCAATCTTCAGTGCACCACTAGTTGCTCCGGTAGTGGATGATGTGATAATACAATCTGTTAATGTTGCACCATTTAAGTCTATCTGACCTGAACGAGAAATAGTAGAACCTTGAAATGTACTAGTTGAATTTAGACTGATTGCATTCGCACAATCCAAAGTAGACGCATAGAAGTTTAGGGTTGCTGTGCCGTTCACATTCCAAACAAAAGTCTGTGCAGTACTTGCACAACCGAAAGATGTTCCACCAGATGTAACACCAGAAGACAGGTTCCCAAATGTTGAGGTTGATGCAGACTCGAATGCTACCTCATAGAATCCTGTAACATCACCAGCAGGTTGGTCTGTGAATACCAAGGTTTCACCAGATGAGGTGAAGGTAGTTGTAGTTGTCCCGTCACCAAATACAAGTTTACCTTGTGGGAAAAAAATACCGTTCTGGGTCAGAAAGATTCCGTATACGTTAGTCGTTTCTGCGGTCTCAAAATCAGCAAAGGTCTGTCCTGTACCTGTTGTTTGTAATCCTTCTGCAATCGTAATATGGTCTACCAGACCATTGTTGAAGTTACCCATGATGTTTGATGTGGAGTTATAGGTAATACCAAAATTCTCTACAGATGTGTTGGCATATGTACCACCACTAAAGTCACCCGATGCAGTTGCTGAGCCGGGATAGATTGCAACATTTGACCATCCTCCGTTATAGGTAGAATTGGTAATCTGTCGTGCAGTAAATTCTTCGAAATCTACTGTACCATTGCTTGATACAAATCCACGGACACCACTCGTTCCGTCCAAGAAACCAGCAGTCAAAAAGTTATACCAAACGTAACATGCTCGACCTTCTGCACCACCTCCAGTACCAAAGTTTAGTGTTGTGCCATTGGTAAAAAAGTATCGTGTGATACCACTACCCGTCTTAGCACCAACACATGCAGTCCCTTCAATCTGTGAGTCTGTATCTTGGTTACCAGCATTCCAACCACCCGTTGCATCGGCATCAGAGTTTGCGTCGAGAGTGACTTCGTTGTAAATCAATACTGCCATATTACCCTGCCATATATCTCTTGTATGACAACACTGCACTTACAAATGGTGCGTGCATTTCTGCATTCCCTAATTGTTCTATTCCTAGAGTGGTTGTTCCAGAGATGTAATTACCCAACCACCCCTCAGTTGGCCCGATACAATACCATGCAGTATCATCAAACGTATGCTCATTCAACATCTGAGATGGGTTATGTTTGGGGTGTTCTAAAGTGATGTATGGGCCAGATGTTGCAGTCACAAAATCTGTCAGTGTGTTGTAGATAGTGATGTTTTCTCTACCCGCAGTAGAGAGAGTCGTATCAGATACGTTTACGACTGCAAGTTCAGATAAGTTCCATATCGATTTAAAAACAAACCATATATCATAATCAATTTCTCTACCAGACCAAACATCTTTGTGGTAGTTGTCAAAATGAAACATGACTTTCATTTCTATTCTCCGATAATTTCTTGATTAGCTTGTTGTACGGCCTCTTTGATTTTACGATTTCGTTCGATTAGTCTTTTTTCGTCTAAGACTTTCTTATATGCTAGAACTTCATCCATTTCAAATTCCCAAGATGACTCTGAATCACCTTCGTCAATAAATCGAACTGTACCATCTTCGTTGTAAACCATATCGGTCGGAGGTACATAAATTGCATTCAATTCATCGAGTTTTTGTGACTCCATGAGAAGTTCATCTTCTGACATGGTAAGTATTGATGCCGCATTTGATATATTGATTCTCATAATAAAATTCCTGTATCGATATAAAAAAGGGGGCAGAGCCCCCTTTTTGAAAGCATAAAACTATTTATGCATTATGCTGAGTAGTTTCTTTCCAGAGGAGCAACAACAGAGATGTTGTTTGCATTACTATCAATAATCGTTCCGGGCGTTGATACCCACTGTGCTTTATCTGTACCTACTGCACGAATTACAATATTTACATTACTCAATGATGCCCTGTTTTCTCCAGTGTTGGCTGAATCGGGAGATGTATCATTCGTGAATGCATAGTCAAAATCGTATTCACCTGTTGCACCACGGCCATTACCAGTTGTACCAGTAATGTCAGTACCTTGACCACGAATTGGGCTGTTACTTGTGTCAACAACAATCAATGCATCGGGTGAGTCTACTGGATTGAAACGGAAGTTTTCGGTTCCACCACTTTGTGGGCCTTCATTGGCAACGGCAACGTCATCCAATCGAGTTACCTGAATGTTAGATGTCTGAGTAGTAACACCCGTTACTTCCCAGATACCATTGTTGCCCGGAGTTGTAGAAAATCCACTTATATCAATATAGTCACCAACCGTGACCGTTGGTAGATCGTTGGTGGCTGATGTCAAATCAGCAGTGCCAGGATTACCCGCTGATTGGGAAACGTTTTGAAGTTGCATATCATCAACATCATATTGACGTGTGTATTCATAGTACATAGTAAATGATGGAGAAGCATCACCAACTAAGTTTGCGTTGAATGAAATTGTTCCAGATGCAACTTTTGGAAATTCTTCAAGTGAACCACCACCACCAGTATATGCTAATGCGATGTTACCAATATCACCAGATGCGAAGTTTTCGATAGAGACACCAGATGGAGTTGTTGCACCATCACCATTTGTTACAAGTCTAGATTGTAACTGAGGTCCAACGAACTGCAATAGTTCATCTGAAGTTGAACCAATTTGGTCTTCTACAGCATCAGTATCATCGTCAATATTGACATTTTGACGTAATTTATACTTAGACCAAGAATATAATTCTACTAGTGATAATGAACCACCTGAACCTGCACTCGCATCAATTCTTACACCAAAGTTACGTGATGTTACAAGGTCAGTGGCACCAGAGAAGATTGTGGCTGAACTAACATCAGTTGCCAGATAATTAATCTTAGGACCAAGACCAGCATTACCACCAGTACCAGCACCATACTTTTGGTCAGCACCATCTGCCGCTTCAATTACTGCATCGGTAACTGTATAGTTCAAGTCGGTACTTTCTGAAAGTGGGAAACGATATACCTGATAATTAATCGTATTACCGGACGCAATACCAATCGCGGGTGTATCTGATTTATCGAACGTCTTACCTTCTTCACGAATAAATAAAGCGAGTTCCTTGCTTCTGTTATCAGCACCACCATTCTCAAACGTTTGAATTGCCTGGTTAACTGGTCCAGCAAAGTCAAAGTCTGCCTTCGTATCGTATGCTGTATTTCCCGATGTACGGAATGCATAGTAAACCGTGTCACCACCACCTGTTTGTGTACCATCAATATTACCCAGAGAGATAACACCTACATATTCTTTCTGTACTACACCAGCCGTTGTAATCTCTCTCCATCCAGCAGTACGAATCAGGTTACGAGTTGTACTTAAAGTATTATCGGGTGTCCAGTCAAAAGACCATTCGAACTGTTCTGGTGTAATAGCAACCAGTGGGAAAGGATATTCGATGAGATGGTTCTGGAAAGTGATTGTTTCCGTACCATCAAAGTTGTTAGTAATAGCATTAGCAGTTAGTGTTACAGTCGTACCTGAAACTGAAACAACTTCCGCATCAGCTGCAAGAGTACCTGTACCACCAGATGTGGTGACTGCCATACCTTGTAAAATTTCTTCTGAACCACTACCAGCTGCAGAATCTAGAACCAGTTGCGTTGGTGAACCAGTCGTTCCTGAAGTTGCACCGATAGTGAAGTTTTGGACTCGCCAAACTTTTTTGAGGTATGAGTAGAGTGCCTGTAGGGTTACACCATCATTACTGAGACCACCGGCAACAGTAAGGGTTACTTCCCTAATATCAGCATCAATCTGTACCTCTGTACGTGATAAACTACCACCTGAAGTAATTGTTGCCATTTGTTTTATTTCCTATAGCTTAAAAAGTTGCAGATATCACGAACACATCATATAATTTTTATAAATCTATTTATACTTTAGACGTACTCGTAGGTTGCTCTATCGTCCCAAACCTTCACGAAATCAGCTGTGTTGTCTGCCCAGATGATTTCTATATCATCCCCTACTTCGTATACCCTTTTAATTCTCCACGTTGAAGCATCTCTGGCAGTCCCCGGCAGTGCTTCCCCAACGTAGACATAATCTCCATCGGTATCAACTAATCTGTCGTATTGAACTTCCATTCCTACTTGTAACCTCTCTATAATATCGTTAAACGACTCTGACTGAAATTTTTGTGTTGTTGCATCGAAGATGAGAATCGCATCACCTTCTACCTCGTGTCTCTTCTGAAACGTCACATCATCCATCTGAAGAATGTTTACAGAACCACCTCCAGCCATATTACTCATTTGAGATAAAACATTCTGCTTAAATTTATTTAAGTCAGTTTCAAGATTTTTTTGAAATTGTTTTTTAAATTTTTCGAAATTTGTTTCTTTTTCTTCTGCGGCCTCGTTGAGATTAACTCGTAAATCATCTAAGGATTTTCTCGCGGTTTCAATAAAATTTTCTATTTCTTCTTTGACCGGAGTGATGTCTGCGTCTTCTCCTGGGTCTCCTTTCTCTCCCTTTTCACCAGTTGGACCAATAGGCCCCTGTAATCCCTGTTCACCTTGTTCACCGCGTTCGCCACGTTCTCCCTTAAGACCACGTTGTCCACGTTGGCCTCGTTCTCCTTTCTCACCTTGAGGACCAACTTCACCTTGTGAACCAGTCTCTCCAACAGGGCCCTGTATACCTTGAGGTCCTCGTTCCCCGGCAACGCCTTGTGGTCCAGTGTGACCAATGGGACCTGTTTCTCCGCGTTCTCCTTGATAGCCTCTAACCCCCTGTTCGCCTTGTGGGCCCATGTCTCCTTTGGCTCCATCAGAGCCTGGAACACCTTTTTCACCTTGGATGCCAGTTTCTCCAGTGTCTCCTTTGGGTCCTTGGGGTCCTGTATCACCTTTTTCTCCTTTCTCACCTTGTGCTCCTGGTATACCTTGAACCCCTTGTTCTCCCTGGGGTCCTTCGATAGTTTTAAACTCACCAAGAAGTTCAAAAACTTTTTCTTCGAGTTTCTGTACTTCGTGTTTAGAGATTGCAACCGTTGAAGCTAAAAGTTTTGCTTCTGAAATGATATTAGTAGTCTTCACGCTTATACTCCATTTCTTCTGTCAAAGACTCAAAATATTTTGACATAGACCGAGCAAGTTCTTCTGAAGTCTCATCACCAGAATCATCTTTTGGTGGTTCAGGTGCAGGAGTGGGTTCCGGCTCTGGAGTTGGAGGTTGATTATCTGGCATATCATTATATGTTTCAGGGTCTTCACCTTTTTCATCTTTAATTTGTTTGTCAATCATCTTAATATCTTCTTCAGTTTGCATTAAGATATATTTTCTGACATACTCATGAGAATAATATTGACCAACATATTCGGACATTGAATTCAATGTATCAATACGTTCTCTTAAGACTTCTGTATTTTTAAGTTCAGTGAAATGGTTATCGGTAGAGAAGTTGTATGCCAAAATATCTTTGATTTTATCAAACTCATCACCTGACATAATCTCTTTCAAAACTAATTGTGTTTTGAGTATATCAGTGAAACACCTTGCGAACTTTGATTGTAACCTATTAGAAAACTTATTAAACTTTAACTCATCACGTGTGATTTCTGAAGCTTTACCCATATTAAAACCATTTTCTGATTCCATTCGACTAATGGGTACATTCAAAGCACGATAGAGTTTTTTCTTAAAGTATTCGATGTCTTCAATCTCAGATAGGTTTTGACCACCAGGTAAAGTCTCAATCTGAGTTCCTCTACCACCTTCTCTACGTGGTAACCAAAAGTCTTCGAGCATAGACATATGCTTTCGGTCATCTTTCAGTTCACCAGTCTGTGCATTGTAGACTAACTTATTCTTATAACGAGTCATTACCTCGTTGAGGTATTGTTCTGCTTTAACTTTAGGTAGGTTGCCAACATCAATATAAAAGATTCGACGTTCAGGTGCACGTGAAATTCTATAGATAACAAGTGCATCTTCCATCATAGAAAGTTGGTTTGCAGTTTTAATTGCTTTGTGTAAGTAACCTAAAATGATATTGCGTGATTGGTCTAACAATCCAGAAGTCGTATAAGAGATTGCTTCAGGTGCAATCCTAACTGCTTGACCTGTATTACTGTTACTTTCGATACCTTTTTCATTGAATGCGTAGAACTCTTCTACTGATTTGATAACATCCAAACCAGTTCTCTTGTCCTTTTCTTTTTCTATGTTACGAATCTTTTTAATTTTCGTCGGGTCAATGAAACGAATATCAATGATACCCCTCTTTGGTCGTTGTGGGTCAACGACTTTATGGAAATAGATACGACCATCGATATACCATTTTCTAAAAAGTTCGTGTGAGTTTTGATTAAACTTCATAGTAGTGAGGATAGTTTGAAATTCCTCATGAACTTTATTTTTGATACTTTCACTAAGTTTGGTTTTGGAAAGGTCGATATCAACAATAGTATCATCAATATCAGATGTGATACATTCGTTTACAATATCTTCGATTGCAGAATCACATTCAGGTATCAATGCAATTTCACGATATTTGCGGATTAAGTCTACTTCAGACTTGATGACACCTTCCATGTCGATGTAGGCACCAACGGCACCTCCAGCGACATATCCGGATTGTTGTTCTAGAACTGCAACACCATCTTCTGAAGAAGGCGGAACAAAGGACTTGCCCTGCAAGTCCTCTCCCTGTCGCAATTCATTTTTCTTGCGAGTTATTTCGAATCCAAGTATGTCCATAGTCTAATATTTATACCTCTTTTAAGTTGGGTTTTTAAATATTAGATGGTTCGCTCCCAATGAGAGAAAGCAAACGTGATTTGGAATGTTTCGAGCTGATCCGATGTATCAAAATCCAATTCAATTGCACCAATGGTCGTTGGGAACATATTGAAGAATTCGTATCGAGCCAAGACACCATCATCTTTACCTAACTGTTCTACGAACGCACGTGATAACAGATAGTCGTTGGTCAATGAAGCATCACCACCATCATAGACTTGAATTTCTTCTTGCCAGTTTTCCATTGCAGTTCGAGTTGTGAAACCCAAATCATTAATTACTGTTACTGTCCAATCTTCATATGTTCTATCACCTGCAAGCTTTAATGTCGATCCTCTGAATTTCACATCAAAGGAAGGAATCGTAGCTGCAGGAATCTGAGCACCTTTACAAAGGAATTCAATGTTTGCACCCGCTCTTGGGAGGTAAACCTTGAACCTGTTGCTTCTCGGTCCACCCCCAATTAATTGTGCCTTAAATTCATCTATTGTCGCCATTTGATTTTACTCTCCTTCTTTATACTGCACTGTAAATTTCTTCGAACTCTACACCTGTCCTTGCAGCAACAAAGTTAAGTGTGATGAAGTTAATTGAACGTGCAGGTTTGACAAAGATAGAACATACAAATTCATTTCTATCTATTACTGAATCTGTATTGTTAGTTTCATCACAAAGAACTGCAAAGTCAATTAAACCGCGACGATTCTTCACGTCTCGTAAGAATGGTTCGACCGCAGCTCTAAACTGTGCACGTGTGAACGCATCGTTGAATTCAAACAACTGTGCTTTTGCAGCAGTTGCAATTGCTTTCTCAAGAACGATAAACAACCTACGTACATTAATTCGGTCAAATGCAGAAGGTGTAGTCAATCCTGTCTTATCCCCGTAAAGAATAGTTCCTTGACCAGGGAAAGTTACAACCGGGTTGATTCTTGCACGATACAAATCATCACGTGATGCTTGTTTTGGATTGTATGCAATCTTAACCGTACCAAGATATTGACCTCTGCTCAATCCAGCGGGTGAATACCATGGGTCTCTCTGTAAGTCTGTGCGAGCCATAATCCCAGCAGTATGACCACAAGCAGGTACCCAAATATAACGGTCATTGTAACGGTCATATTGATAAACCCAAGTACTGTCAAATACTGCATAAGATGAAGATGTTGCAGCATTAACCGTACCAACAACGTTTAATGTTTGTGAAGATTCTGAATTCACATCTACCACATCAGAGTATCTTGGTGTTGCTACTAGTAAACAATCCCTTCTGTTTTCGCAAATACGAATCCCTTCATTGACGATGGCCGTCCATGATGATGTTGTGTCTTCGTTTGTTCCAGAACCATCATCTGTTCTGGTTGAACCTGCAATCAAAAATGAGATATCAACAGAATCGTTGTTAAAATAATCATCCCATGTACCATATATTTCACCAGCTGTCGGCAATCGGCCGTTAGAACCACCAGAAAAATTGTATGTTATAATTGATACAGGTCGTAAGAAAGGTATCGTTGCAGAATAAGTGTGACTTCTATCTATAGATGCACTGTCCTGCAATAGAGTAGAATGTCCAGTCCACCAAACCCATTCTGAATCTCTTTCTAGAACAGATTTGTAGAAATTGGTTTGACCAGAAGAATCTTTAGCATCTGATGCTAATGAAACTGCCTCAAACTTTTCTAGAATTGTGTTTTTCGTACCAGTTAATGAACCATCTCTGTCATAAACAATAACATGGATTTCATCTGCACTACCACCATTTAGTGTTGCTGATGCAGATGTTCCTGGTGCTTTATTAAACTGGTCGTAGAACTGCCAATAGAGAGATACTCCTGTTCCTGATGGAACTGATTGTGAGAGTCCTGTTCCCGAAGGGGCTCCTATTAGTTCAATTACTAGGGAATCACCAGCTATAGATGTGATTCTGTACTTAGATGAATGATTACTAAACTGAATAATAGCGTTTTGCGTAAAATCAGCACCAGAAGCCAATCTGATATCATTAGCACTTCTGGCGAACCCTGTTTGGTCAACAATATTAACAACCTGTGCAACAGAGTTATTTTCAGTATTGTCTGCGCCTGTATATGTATAAGTGAATTCTGACGGCCCGGTAACGGTTACGGATACACTTGTATCGTTAAAATCTGTATTTGTTGCATTTGTGATGTCTACAGTGTCACCAGTTTCCAACAAATGAGGAGTTTCGGTTGTTACTGTTGCTGTACCTCCAACACCTGCTATTGTCTCGACTTCAACATCACCCAGAGTTGCATTTGCTTGGGTTTTATCTAGTTGAAAAAAAGCAGTTGTAGAACCACAAACTTGAACACCTATAGAGTTTCCATTTGCGCCCCCGTATTTTGCAGACCATTCACCAAGCGTTGCAGCTGCACTACCATCTTTGAAGTTTTGTTCCCAGTCGTCTGCATTTTTGATTAAAGTTGCTGTATCCCCCGACGCATTGGCTGTCAAAAGACCTGTTGTTTTAATTCTGACAGTCCTAAGAGAGGAACCGTACTTCAGAAACGATTCTGCAACATAAAAATCTTCTCCTGTTGCTTGAGTGTTTCCTGGTTCACCGAAATACTCAACTAATTCCTGAAGGTCTGATACCGTGAAAACCTCTTCAACAGGGCCCCACTCGAAATACCCAGCAAACCCCCCAGATGTGGATGCAACCGCTGGAACTACTGCCGTTAAGTCAACTTCTCTGACTTGAACGCCTGGTGATACTTGAAATGCCATACTTTTCTCCTGTTAATAGTATAGTCGAAGTTGATATTTTTATTTATAAATTAATGTTTCTCAAGTCACCAAGTTTTACCTTCCTGTGCAAACCATCTATCACCAGTGCTATCTACAAAAGTTTCTGGTTCACTAATTGAACCAAAAACACCAGCAGGTAGCATATCATTTTCTATCATCCTTTGTTGGTCTGCATATAAAAGGTCTTTTACTTGTGTATCACTCAGATGATTAAAATATTCTGTGGTTATGAACCATCCGAATAAGACACAATTCATTACTAAGTCATCATGATAACCTCTGTCTGCTTCGTATGAAGTCCCTTTACTGATAAAAGTCATCATTTCTGTGATGGTATATCTATCAACAACTGTTAATCTATTTTCCTCCATCATTTCTTTGAGTGTCGAACACCCAATTCTTTTAATTTTTTTCGACATTGTTACACCAATGTCTTCGGCTTTCAATTGACCCTGTGTAAAAACATTTGGGTATTCTATATCATAATGTAATTGTGCAGCTACTAATGACCCTTCGTTATTATTTTCAATGATTACAAGAGAATCGTTATATTGCTTGCAGTATTTATTTATAACATCAGGAAATAGCAAAGGTGATATCTGAGAATTTCTATAAGTTGCAACTTGTTTGAACGGATTGGATGAAACATCAAAAATTGTAAAGGTTGAGTAATCCATCCCTCGACCTCTAGATACATCCACCGTGGCAATGTATGTGTGTCCCTCTAAGGGTCTTTCATAAAGTTGGAACCCTTCTCTTTGCCATGATGGTTCGATGGCCCTGAGACCCAAAAGAGTGTCTGAGTTGATGAGTGTATTACCCGTACCAAGAAATGAGTTTCCGTATTCTTGTTCAAATTGTGCTTCTGAGGTATTTGCAATCGTTTGTTTTTTCCATTCATCATCACGGCCGGGAACATCAAACCAATTAATAAGAAAGTGTTTATATTCGGAATTACCATGAACCGCACTTTCATAAATCTTATGGAACATGTTACCCACACCGTTAGCAGTTGATGTGATGATAACTTTTGAGTTTGCACCAGAAGTAACAACGGGATATGTTGAAGTATAGAATTCTTCTGCATTTTCTACGAACGCAAACTCATCTAGATATAGAAGGTTGATAGAAAGACCACGAATTGATGATGAAGATGTTGCGGCTGCAACTAATTTAGAATCATTTGCAAATTCAATATTACCTTTGTTGAGAATCTTAACACCTGGCTGTAAGAAGAATGGCACAGATTCCAACATGGTAACAATACGTGCAACCATTTCACGGGCAATTGCACCTTTGTTTGCAAGCACCGCAACAGTGACTTCTGGATGAAAAAGTAAGAACCAAAGGAGATAACCACAAGAAGTGATTGATTTTCCCGATTGTCTTGATGCTAAGACTACATTGAAACGATTATTATTGTAATGTTCAATGAGTTTTCCCTGATATCCACGAAGTTTAAATGGTACCAGACCCTCATCCAGAGAAATGACTTGACAATATGTTTCAATAAAATATCTAGGGTCTTCTGAGCATTTCACATATTCTGTGAGTTCTTCTTCGGTGTATTGGTGTTCAATACCAGAACGTTTGACTAGATTATTACCGAGATAACCTTCGTTCTTCGGTTGTACCATCGTAGTACTCCTTAATTATATCAAAGGAAGGTTTACCAAACAAAGTTCCATTAACACTACATTTATTACATGGTGAGCTGGACCTATCACCCTTTATTAATTTTTTTCTGATATCTTTCATGGGCTTAGACATCCAAACATCGAATAGGGAATCCTGCATTAGGTTACCAACAACATGTTCTCTGCCCCAATCGTTCGAACAAAATAGTACGTCACCATTCCAATCAACAAACATTTTATAAAATGGATAGTGGCATGATTTACCCTGAAGAGACTTAACATCAGTATCTTCGATACCAACCCAATCTATAACACCACTTCTGTTATTTAATATCAACCCATGGTTAGCCTGAGACCAATGCATACGAAACTTATACTTTTCGTTTGGTATAGTATTTAACATTTCATTAAAGTGGTCCATTTGTTCTGGACCATCGTATAAGTTGATATAAAGTAAATCTAATCCAGAGTTAAATAAAAGATTTGCATAATCTAGGTTTAATCTATCCCCATTAGTGTTACACTCAAGTGTGGCATTCGGTAACCACTTTTTGAATGTATGAACAATTTCAGGGAATTGTTTATTCATAGTGTTTTCACCGAAACCGGAAAATGAAATTTTACCAGTGAAGGTGTATTCATGTCCTGATAAGTTTTCACAAATAATTCTAGCCCCTCTTGGGGTCATGTGAAGGTGTCTATTAGGGAAAACTTCTGGATTGTGTCTTGGACAAAAGACACATGTTCTATTGCATAGTTCTGTTGTATTGACTTCAATAGTTAGGATACTATCTAAAACAGACTTGGAGTTTCTGTTGTTCCAGTGTTTCTGTTCTTGTTCTTTTCGATGTTCTAAGAATTGGTATTGGTCAACTTCTTTTAGTGGGATTTCATTCATCATCTAATTTTTTACTTTTCTTCAGAAACTTCTGTAATTCAGAAGTTGACCCAACATAAAGGTGGTTGTGTTGTGTTGTTACTGAAGATGTTTCACCTTCTAAATTTTGTAATTTTTGTTGTAGGTCTATTAACTTCTCTGCCGTATCTGCTACAGTTTTTATAAGTTGGCCTGCAACTTCATAGGCTCTAGGGTGTTCAGTGTCTTTGGATAATTGTAGAATGCCATCGATAGCATCTTGCCCGCGTTCTACCAAGTTATACAAATTTTCTCTTGCGTATCGATAATCAGTATCAATATTTTCTGTTCTATTTTTATTTGATACTACCCTAGAAACTTCTTTGGTTCGTGTTGATATATCTGTTCCAATTTCTAGTATCTGATTTAATTTATCATCAACATTGTCATTCATATTAAGAGTTGTCACTAACTATATCTTCGGAATACGTACTATCTGTACCATCATCGTAAAATGTAACATTTTCACTAATTATATAGGTGTCTTCTGTTGAAACAGAACCAGCAAACTCTAAGACTGTGCCTTGTTCTATAGTTACATTTTCACTCAGAATATAACCAACTCGGGCATCAACAAAATTTGTTTGTGCATTATTTTCAATAATGATACTGCTAATAGTCGGTGGTGTTTCTAAATTTGTATTGAATACTCTATCTCCAACTTGCGGTCCTAAGTTAATCGAGGGTGTAGAAACAGTTCTGATTTGATTGGTGTTATTGGCAGCATCAAAAGATTCTGTAAATACAGGTTCATAAGATTTGACTTCTTTTACTAATCCAGAGCCATCTATTTGTGTTGTTGTAAACGCACCAGAAACATCTGTATTGATATAATCCCTCTCGATAACTTTTGTTATGACTTTACCACTAGTAACAGGTCCAAAGAAGTATAATTTCATAGTGAAATTCAATGTATATTGTACTATTCTCCTAGCATCGAATGATTCTTCATAGTTATCTTCATATCTCACATTATTCAGTACAATAGGAACATCTCTGGTATCTTCCATACTATCAATCATTTTCATAGCAACAGTGTATTCTGGTTGAAAGTATGGTAATATTTGTTCTACTATTTGTAATGATTCTGTTACATTGTTCGACACAATACTTAAGTCGAACGATAGATTGTATGGTGCAGGCATGTACTGATAGTTTCTCTGTGTAGTACTACCAGTAAGTGATTTGTTATTTCTAATTAACTTATTTTGTTGTCTTGTGTTATCATATTCTATACCTGATATCTCAAATGACATCCTCGGTAAAGAAATTGCAGAAACATTTACATCTCTTGCTTTGGGGTCTTGTTGCAATCTCGCTAACCATCTTTTTTTCGGTCCATATGAGATGGGCACTTTTTGCACATTGGTAACTGTACCATTAGTCTTAACTTCTTTAATGGTGATGTTGTTAAACATAGTACCAAAAATTGATACGGCTCTTTTTGTGGTTTCATTGTAAAAATAACTACCAAACATTATGACACCTCACCAAATGGATTCGTTTCACTGAAATCTAGATAGTTTGAACCATTAGTTTCAAAATCTTTATTTTGAGATACGCCGTCATCTATATCTAATTTATCAGATACTACTGATATTGTACCCGTTGCACCACTAGTTTCTCCAGTCAAAACGTCCCCTACACTCATTGTAGAAGTGACAGCACGCAACACTATATCATATAAAAATGTGACACTGTTATAAACATATCCCACACACTCAGCTACAACATTAGTATTCAAAAGAATATTTTCCCCGTATTTGAACGAACCATTAGTACCAGATAATTGATAAATTTCTGTGTAACCTTGTTGTAGTTCAACCAAATCAGCATCAGTTCCGGTGTCCATATCTTCACCAGAATATTCGAAGAGAGTGCATCTCATCTTGAATACAAAAAGTTTTCCCAACTGATAGAATGGATTATCATCTTGAACATAGTTTATTTCAAAAAGTGCACCAGACATAGGAAAATAAATTAAGTCTCCTTCATTTGGTCTTAGAGAGGTTACCAAATTACTATCTGAAGATACGAACCTGTCCCAAGACCTAGCAGATGCAATAAATGTAGCTTCTTCTTGTACATACACACCAAATTTAGACATCAAGTCACCAGCGTCAGCTGTACCTTCTACATTCTCTAGATACATTTCTATAGTATACGATTGAGCAAATCTAGATGATATATCTTCATTTAGAATAGTGTCTTCTTCTACAATGGTTCTAGGTAGATATAAAACATCATGTCCATACATACGCAGACTTTCAACAACAAGGTCTTCATAAAGATTCTGTTCTTGTGGTACAGCGTGATTAAAAAATACGTTGGTGGCCATGATTAACCTATCATATCAGCGACTGGCATTTCAAAATTCAATCTAGATTCTTCTTCTAGTCTTCGAATTTCATCGAGTGCTTCTTGTTTTATTGTAGAAGCATCAAGTGTTACTCCTCCAGGCAATTGCATACCTTGGAATTTTGACAGGTTTTCTCCCCATTGATGTTTGATTAATGCGGTTGCATACTTCTTCAACCACATGTCATTATAGATATCAGTATATGTTGTTGGGTCTAATTTTCTATAGCATTCAATTACAATGTACTCATCTGCACCAACTTGGTCAAAATCCATATCCAGATACAATCTATTCTGATGCATATTATATCTAATTGGTGTTCGACCCTGAAGCATTTCGTCAAGCATACTAATGTATTGATTTACTTGAGTATAATACATAATACCTGTGCTTGTTAAACTTGGTATATCGTTTAATCTGATTTGATATCTCAAATCAAACATATTAGTAGTATTCTTATCGTTGAAGGGAAGAATTCTAAGTACAGATAGAACATACTCAGGCATTTCGATATAGTTATTCTGTTCTTTGATTGTGTTGGCACCAACAACTTCGTCTGTGTCGGTAACCATTGTGTCTTGTTGTACCTGAGATAATTGAACCTTCAGGTAGGTTCTTATTGAACCATCGTAGTGATATTCATTAAAGTATTGAACTGCTTCATCTATTCTATCATCTACTTGGTCATCATCAACATTAATTTCAATAACTGGTGCACCAAGTCTACGTTTTGCGTATGAGATTAATTCTGATTTGGATGAAGGACTGGCCATTTATAAATTTTCCCAAAAACTAAATAGGTTTATTGTATTTATACTTAGGGGAATCCAGAAAAGTGTCCACCGAAGAAAGACTATCAAAAATTGAAGAAAAGATTGATAAACTAAGTGATACTTTGATTGCTCTAGCCAGAGTAGAAGAAAAAATTTCAGATTTGGAAATCCGCAGAGCAGAATCACACGAACGTGTGAACAGATTATCTAGTTCTATAGATAGAATTGAAACGAAATGCACTCAAATGAGTGCTAAAGTGGAATTGTCTAATAAGATTATATGGGGTCTTTCCGCAACTGTTGTAGTTGCATTGATATCTGAGATATTACCCAGGATACTCTAAGTTTGGTGGATAGACAGGATTTCCTCTTTCATCAATATTAAATTTAATATCATCACCTCTTGGGTCATACACATCACCCATATTAATTGGCTGACCTATAACAGGTGGCTGGAGATACGTATGATTTAAATTGAATGCTATACTGATTCTATCTTTATCTGTTTGGTTTGCCTCAACCATATGCATCAAACCACTCGGAAACAACAAAAGTCTACCAGATTTTGGTCTTATATTAACACTGGCATTTTGTCTTCTTCCATATGGAAAATCTGATACCACTTTAGCATGTGTATCAATTACATGCAAATCACCAGTATCTTCATCTGCATCTATGTAAAATACACCCGAATACCAACAACCATTATGTAAATGTGGGTAGTTCCATGCCCCTTTGTCGTTTACATTAGCCCAAACGTTCGAAACTGTTACTTGAACTTGAGAAGGCGAAAACCCAAAGAAAGGTGTCAGTTGTGATTGTGTTATTCGATTGAATGCTCTATATAATCGAATAAATCTAGAATGACTTTCACAACCATCGTCTGATTGCCATCCCGTATATGCATTAGAAACTCTACGACCAATTGGGTCTTTTGTTCTCATTTCAAGAATTGCATCTTTCAATTGACCCAAATATTCTTCGTTAACATACCCAAGCTTAATTAAATCAAAACTAAAAAGGTATGTTGGGAATAATGCAGTTACCGCATATTCATCATTATCAATAGTATGCATTTTTAAAACTCAAATTCAAGTTGATAAGGTGATTCACCACCATCTGGTAAATCCGTAAAAAAATCTTTCTTATTATACCATGCACCAGTTTGTTTGTAACTCGAATATCCGGTAGTTTGATTTGCTGGTCTGTAGTAAGAGTATGGGCAAAATTTACCTGTATTTGGTTTACCGATTACTGATTTTTCCTCATCAGTTAATGAGGACATTTCAGATTCATTAAAATCTAAAGACATATTGTTCCAATAGGATTTAAGTGTATGGTTTGGATAGGATGCAACCCATTTCTCTCTTTTAAATGGGAATACGTGTAAAATAGGTTCACCCTTCTTGATGATGAATTCTTTATTTGTTTTTATATTTAAAATAAGAGGTTTTGTGTCACCACATTGATTAAATGCATCAGTATCAATCATTCCTGGCCATACTTCAAAGTTTGGGTTGTTGAATAAAAATGGATTCAAATATATGACAGAATATCCTGGTGGTGTTTTTATAGTCCAATTTGTTATGAATTTTACAGCAGTTTTCCATTGACTCCACACCTGTTGGTGACTATGACCCGTAGTATCCTGATAAGGAAATCTATCATCTAAAATTTCAACCATCCAATGCATATTATCAAGATCATCAGTACCATCGTGTAAATCCATGTCAATATCTTCGCAATCAGAATTTTTTGTTGGGTAAACTCTAATGTCAAAATCTGATAGAAAGTACCACCCATACTTTAACATATCATCCATACCAGGACACTGCCTTATAGTTCCAACATATTGACCAGACACGGCACTGATAGCTTTACCATACTTCCACCACTCTGGTAAATATCCTTTTGCTAGAACTGGTCTAAACAGGTCATAATTACTGTTTGATTGAAACTCAATTGTGGGCATAGTACCTTTCCTGTTTATCTAAAGTTCTTATTTCGTCGCCTCGAATTACAATTGACCTTCTATCGGTCCAACCAGAATTTCTATTTGGTGAACATGCTTGATGAGGTATTCTCCCGTCAAAAATAACTAATCTATTTGGTTTAAATTTTATCGAACCGACCAAGTGTTTCTTAAGTTTTTCGTCAAATTGCGTTCCACCCAAAATAATTTCAGAATAAAGATTTAGGTCACCTCCCCAAAAATCAAACCAATACGGGTTGGAATACCATAGAAAGGAACAATTCCAATCATCCATATCATCACAATCAGTGTGACAAGTTCCGTCCAATCCTGTAGATTGTGAATTTAAACCAGCATACTGAAATCTAATCCATTCAAAAGAAAAATCAGTTCTTAACTTTCTTTCCAGCCAAAGAGTTCCAAAAGAGGCAAGTTCATCCGACCTACCAGTTTCTTTATCATGAGAAGCTTTTGTTGGGTCATCCCCTGGTCGATGTCTTAGTATGGAAGCACCCCAAAACTGATGATAAGGTTGGGTGTTTCTCCCTTCACTAACTCTCCCATTCCTTCTAACTTGATTTGATTTCGCCCACCAAGTTTGCATCATCCAAGTTTCATCTAACCATAAATGGATATTAGTTGAGAGATAATTATCTAAAACAAAAACTCTATTTCCTAGAGGAAAACAATCATTAAAACTAAAAGGTTCATCTATGTGTATTATCTCCACACCATCAGATGATAGTTTACCCATCAAAGAATCGTAATTCATTACTGTGCTTGCACCCTTGCATTAGTGGGCAATGAATGCTGATAATAACCATAATCCTGCAAGTGGTCTTCTCTTGTTTGTGAAATCAATTCTTTTGTCATTTCAAATTGATTCCATAAGACATCATAGAATTCTAAACATTCTCTAGCTTCTAAACGTTTTGGGTGATTGGAACCATCTCGACCTGCCATAAAAACATGATAGGGTTCGTTAAAACCTAGGCCGCGAAAGGACTCATTTTGTTTTCTTTCACATTCTTCAAATAGTCTGTCAACATACTGAGTGTTTAGGTCATAACCCACAGGAGGAACAGAGTTTAGGATAAATGTTTCAATTTCATCCTTTTCACTTTCATTAAGTTCAACTTTTTGTTCATCAATTGGGGTCTCTGGGTCAAAGTTCACGATTTTAAATTCTTCTTGTTCGTAAACAATCATGTCATAGTTAAAACCCAATTCAGGTTTATCTGATTTTTCTATGACATATTGTAACCCGTTGCTTTTGGTAATTTTTAAATTACCTTCAAAATCATATATAAAACAATTCATTGCAAATCCTTTTCAATTAAACTTAATATTATACATCATCTTCGCGAATAATGGAACAGACTTTTTCATACCATTCTAATTTTTTTATGTTAGATGTATCCATACCCTTTATCCAAGGTCCACCTCTCGTGTAATGGATTGCTAAAGTATCTAGTGTCAAGTCTTTATCATCATCATAACCTTCTGTGTAAACATATCTTCTAGGTAAAGAACCTATAGCATCCGTCCATTCAAATTGATGCAACCATGAACCAGACATCGTATTAACAATTTCTGGTGTTAGTTTTTTGCAATCTGGGTGTGAGTTATTGAAAATCATTAGACTGGACCAGAGTTTTTTCGGATAGTTTACATTTTTCTGACCATCGAATTTTGTTTCATCAAACATTATGTTTGGGTACTTAACACAAGTGACAGCGTTTTTAGGGTTGACCCAATAAAACATTTTTAATGGATTGTTAACAAAAAGAAAATCATCATCAACAAAAATACTAAAACCTTCAAAATTTTCCAAGTAAGGTATCAAAAACCTACTGTATGTGAATTGTGTACTTTGATTTGCATAAGGTCTTGTGTAACAATCAATTTTGTTTATATCCAACTTTTTTATTTCTATGGGGTCATGGAAATCATGAATTTTCTTTAATTTTTTACGATTCCCCTGCCATTTGTAAACTGATTCTGGTTTAAAGTTTGATGATACGGATTCTTTACCGAACAATAATTCTAAAGCGGTCTCACTCACATCAGATAAATTGTTACCAAACATGTCGCAATGATTATCATCATAACCAATATACATTTTCAAATTCTTACCAGCAAAAAGTTTATGTATGTCTTGAGCCCATTTATAAATCCTTCTTCTGAAATACATTTCTGGAATTGGTTCTGAAATGTTAGTTTCTAATCTATCGCCGACCATCAAAAAGGATGCATTTATAGGTCTACCTTCGACTTTATCAGTACGATATTCTTCCATATCTTTTAATAACTTAATGATATCTTGAACATTTGCATATGGAAATTCAGAAAAAATGTCTTCTGGGTCTGACAAGATAATCGGAAAGTCATAAAGTTTGGCCTCTCTGACCATAGCAGCTCTAACTGACCCTGGGTGAATGCACATTGCCCAACTGTCATATTTTTTCATTGAAACTTCTACTGATAATGGTCCATGAGCACCCTCTTCCAATATACTATGGAGTAACCAATGAGCTTTAGTTGCGTGATAAAACTTCCCCGATTGACTTTCATCAGTGAAATTTATTTGATATAAACTTCTTCTGTGTTCTGGACTCTCGGGTACAATGTTTGGGTCTATAATCTCATCATAAATTGATTTCTGGTATTCGTTTAGTGACCCTACGTAATCATACAATTCCATATTGTCATCTTCACCTGTCAAAAATTCAAATTGTTTTCCACCCTGAGTATGAGATTTGCCTGGTGTTGGACCAACATGACATCTATAGATAGAACCGAGATAATTAATTACATTGTGGGAAGCTTGACCCCAGTTGTCTTTATACTCATCTATAGTTTTTACTTTTTCAACAAAGTCTTTATAGGTTATAATTTTTACACGGATAAGTTTTTTTTCTTCTAAAATTTTTAAACAATTAAAACCAGTGTAATGTGGATTTTTTTCTTCTTCTAATAAAACATCTTTAGGGATTGGTGAACCATCTTCATTAAACCTATTTAAGTCAACTGAACCAACCCAAAGAGTATTCTCTCGAAACTTTATGTTGTTATCAGAAAGAAAATTTGGATTTTCATCTAGGTACTTTCGTAATTCTTTACTAGAAGCAGCTTTATAGTAAATTTGACCATCGGAGCGTTCTTTTGTGATATTTTCCATAATATATAAAAATAATAATTTCTTGATGTATTTATGGTTGTGTTATAGGTGAACTTGACCTGGCAGGTTCATTCAAATCACCATCCCATTTAATTACAGGTACTTGAGTTTGTGCAATATATATGGCTGGTGATTGGTAATATCCAATAACAGAAGACTGTCCAGACGCTTGATATGGATATGGTATCTGTGCATCTCTAATAGCAGGAATTTGTATATTCGCTGTATATGGAGTCTGCGCATTTGCTGGATTTGGACTTCTATGCTGATAAGTTATAGGAGACCTGTATGGTGTCTGAAATGCATATCTTATAGAAGTTCTACCTATCAGAGGATTTTGATAGATACCAATAGCGATATTAATAGGTGTTCTTAGTGGACCCTGATACCTGTATTGGTAGTTCGTATCACCCCTTAAAGGATTTTGATAGATACCAGGACCACTGATGATATTTCTTTGTGGTGTTTGGTACCTGTATTGGTAGTTCGTATCACCCCTTAAAGGATTTTGATAGATACCAGGACCACTGATGATATTTCTTTGTGGTGTTTGGTACCTGTATTGGTAATTCGTGTTGCCCCTTAAAGGATTTTGATAGATACCAGGACCACTGATGATATTTCTTTGTGGTGTTTGGTACCTGTATTGGTAGTTCGTATTACCCCTTAAAGGATTTTGATAGATACCAGGAGCGATATTAACAGGTGTACGTAAAGGTGTTTGGTATCTGTATTGATAGGCTGTACCACCCCTTACAGGTACTTGATAAACACCATCTGCCTCATTAATAGGTGTACGTAAAGGTGTTTGGTACCTGTATTGGTAGTTCGTACTACCCCTTACAGGTACTTGATAAACACCATCTGCCTCATTAATAGGTGTACGTAAAGGTGTTTGGTACCTGTATTGGTAGTTCGTACTACCCCTTAAAGGTAATTGATAAACACCATCCGCGATATTAATAGGTGTTCTTAGTGGACCCCGATACCTGTATTGGTAGTTCGTATTACCCCTTAAAGGATTTCGATAGATACCAATAGCGATATTAATAGGTGTTCTGTTTGGACTCTGATACCTGTATTGATAGGTTGTATTACCCCTTAAAGGATTTCGATAGATACCAATAGCGATATTAACAGGTGTTCTTTGTGGACCCTGATACCTGTATTGGTAGTTCGTACTACCCCTTAAAGGTCTTTGATAGATACCAGGACCAGCTGCCGGATTTCTTTGTGGTGTTCTACTAATACCTCTAGCAAAGAAAGCACCTGGGTCTTGGAAATTATATGTATAACTATATCTAAACGGTTGCCTAGCTTGATAAAAAATGGAAAAAGGATTTTGAATTCCTGTTGGTTGACCAAATTTTCCAACTTGTGGTACCTGTACGATAGTGATTGCTGGATATGGTGTTCTTGAAGAACCTCTTGTAATACCTATGCCCGGAGCACGATAATAGGCGACAAAAGTATATCGAAACGCGACTCTAGTCGGTTGTTGATAATTGTAGGGGTAGTCACCATTCAGTCTAAACACATACTGGATAATACCGATACCAGGTGTTTGTACTCTACCTGGTTGTTGATAAGTGTAGGGGTAGTTTGCAGCTACTCTATATCCATACCGGGTAATACCAATACCAGGAGCTTGTACTCTGGACGGTTGTTGATAAGTGTAGGGGTAGTTTGCAGCTACTCTATATCCATACCGGATAAGACCAATACCTGGTATCTGAGTTCTAGACGGTTGTTGATATTCATAAGGGTATGGTTTATTTGCCCTATATTCATATTGAATAGTACCAATACCTGGTATCTGAGTTCTAGACGGTTGTTGATATTCATAAGGGTATGGTGCATCTGCCCTATATGCATACTGGATTATACCAATACCTGGTATCTGAGTTCTAGACGGTTGTTGATATTCATAAGGGTATGGTGCATCTGCCCTATATGCATACTGGATAATACCAATACCTGGTATCTGAGTTCTAGACGGTTGTTGATAAGTATAGGGAAAGTTTGCAGCTACTCTATATGCATACCGGATAAGACCAATACCAGGAGCTTGTACTCTAGATGGGTTCTGATAATTGTAAATGTAGTTTGCAGCTACTCTATATGCATATCGAATAATACCAATACCAGGAGCTTGTACTCTAGATGGGTTCTGATAATTGTAAATGTAGTTTGCAGCCACCCTATATGAATACTGGATGATACCAATACCAGGAGCTTGTACTCTAGATGGGTTCTGATAATTGTAAATGTAGTTTGCAGCCACCCTATATGAATACTGGATAATACCGATACCAGGAGTTTGCACTCTGGACGGTTGTCGATATGTGTAGGGGTAGTTTGCAGCTACTCTATAAGCATATGGTTCTTGTGTAATACCGCGGGCAATAGTTCTCCCAGGAATTTGTGCATCTCTTATAAACGGCAATCTATTTTGATAAGTAGATGGATTCTGGTTTATATAAGTGCCTGGTGTTCTGTGTTGATATGCAAGAGGGGATTGACCTATTCTTGAATATCTAAAAGGAGAGCGATAAGGGTAAGCTGTTGTAATTTGAATACTAGCTGGAAAGGGTGCTGGTTGTTGTGCTTCCAAATTACCAAACCCATCAACCCAACCAGTGGGGGTTTTAACTTTACCAACATCAACAGACTTCCATGTTGTTGGGTCTGTTTTAACATATGCATCTGATGATTGTTTCCAACCATCGGGAGTTTTTTGCTTAGCACCTGCCATTATCAATCCTTAAACATTGTAAACAATCCACACGTCACCGACCTGCCCATCGCCAGCAGTTGGATTACTTGTAGATTCATATATGTTTCTCATTACTCCACTAGAGTTATTTGCATAGGTTGTTGTGATTTGATTTGCTCTAAAATTTGCATCTGTTAATGTTAAGTCACCTGTAGAACCACCAGTTGCAGTTGTGGTTGCAACTACAAATTGGTCAGCACTTTCATCAAACCCAATAAACCCATTGTCACCAGTTGTCCCACGTTCTAATATTAAACCCAAGTCGTTTGAGTTTGCACCGGCATTACCAGAACCGAGTTCTATCAATGCGTCTGTAATTGTCGTGTTGGTATTAGTGATAGAGGTTGTGGTGCCACTTACGGTTAAGTTACCATTGATATTTACTGAACCATCACCAAGGATTTCCATAAAGGTTGTGTTAGCAGCTTTGTTTTCTACCAAGAGTGCTGTGTCTGACGCATTCGACCCCGCACGAATTCTCATACCATAAGATTGTCCCGTAGTTGCACCACCTTCAGCTCTTATCGTGTATGCATTATCGTCACCATCAACAACAAGTTTTGCTGTTGTTGGGTTAGTGTTGTTGATACCAACGTTACCACCGCCAGCAACGGTCAATCTATCTAAACTATTGGTTATGAGATTCAATGAACGAGATACGGAATCATGTCCGATATCTAATCCCGTATCGTCCATGTTCAGAGTTGTAACATAACCCGATGTTGAGTCAGCAGTAAAGATGAAGTCGGCATTAGTACCAATCTGTAAGTCTAATGCAGTGGTGTTATTATCTACGGTAGCTGTAATTTTTTCACTACCAAGAGTGCCTGAAATTGTAACATTCTGTAAAGTGTCAATAGCGATTGCAGTTGTATTATTACTACCAATGTTAGTTGCATGATTAGTTGTGGACCCATAAAAAACATCAGCATCTTGTGCATAGACACTAGCAGTAACGGTATTAGTGGTATCAGTTAATCTTAAAGTTGGAGACGCGGCACTAGTTAATGTCAAATCGCCAGTAGGTCCAAGTGTACCAACAGTAGACCCATCGACTGCAAAGTCGATGGTAGATGATGCTTCGACGTTGTTTGCATCAGCCGAAATGACCAATCCCGCACTTGAAGATAGGGTGTGTTGTAAATTTGTTGTGTCTGTATCAGTAAGTTTTAAAAGTGGGGTGGCGCCATGAATATCAACTTCATTATCGATAAAGGCACCATGCTCTACAGAAAATGTTTTATTGGACACCAAACACCCCAAAAATAAAGATAGACTTAGGAGTATTTAGTCTTAAAGACTTCTTAGTGTATAATTCGCCAAACACTTAGACGTGGTTTTTGGTTCAATAACAAAATTAAGATTGCCGTCGATTTCTTCGAATCTAAAATTGACTAAATTTTGCTTTGAACCCAATACACCAAACTCATCATATCTCACAGTTCTGTTTGAAATATCAATCAAAAATTCGGATGAATAATAAATATCTTTACCAATCTCAATGTCATTAAAAGAAACTAATAAAACATATTTACCATCATCTTTTGTCCTCAAACTGAAAAATTTATGAGGATTTGTTGTTGATGATGCGTATTTACCTGAAGAGGACATTAGAATTGAACCAAGTGCATTTTGAATGTTGTACTAGTGTTAACAGGAGTTACTAAAATTCTCATGTTTCCTGTATTCACATCAGATGATAGTGTAAACAATTCACTAATTGTAAAAACATCTCCGTATTGAACAAAGAAAGTGTCGGTACCATCACTATTGAATAGAACCTCACAAATGTGTTTTCCGGCAGATGCATGAGAAGCAGCCAATGTCATTTTAACACTATTATTTGTTGCCGCAGCACTATACAAAACTTGGTCGGCCGCAGTAGTGGTTGTTGAAACCGATTCCATATAAGAACTTGGTGTCACCCAACTAACTGTGCCCGCACCATCGGTCTGTAAAATTTGACCTTCATCACCAACAGAAGTACCATCGGAAGTAGGGAGAGAGAATGCTCCGTTTACCGTGACAGATGATGGATTAGTACCTACCTCTACAATTGCTTCGTTTGATGCACCATCGTCTGTTTTCAGAAAGACTTTGCCGTCTCTATCATTAACCGCAAGTTCACCTAAAGCTAAATCCCCAACTGCGGGTGCAGAAGATGCGGTACTAGACCTCTTATGTTTTAAAATCGTGGTCATTATACCCTCTTATTTCATTATGTATTAGCTATATGTTCCACCATCAATTGCTGTGATTGTTACATCTCCAGTTGTTACTGTAAAATTATCAGCACTAAAAGATGCGACACCTACTGTACTCGTAGTCGCTAAATCATTTTCGATTGTAATCGAGGCATCACCATTGGTTATGGTAACACCATTGGACCCTTCGGTTAATGTTGCTAGTTGCAAATCACCATTTGTTCCATGACCAATCAATAATTGACCAGCTGTCGGAGCCACCCCATCCACTGCAACAATTGAACTAGACAAAGAAACTGTACCAGCAATTAATGTGTTTCCGTTAGATCCATCTACGGTGAACTGGTTAGTGTTGATTGCAAAACTACCAGTCGCATCCAGAGTTCCTGCAATCGTTGTGTTACCATTCGAAGCTGTAACTTGGAAGTTACCTGAACCTGAATTAATATCTGAAACTTCAAGATTACCAAATACAGCAGGCAACGCAGTACCAGAGAATGTGCTAGTTGCATCAGTTGCATCACTTAATGCAATGAACTTACCAGTAGAATCATCATAACCGAAGAAACCAATTTTAGCAGCACCGTCATTATAGAGGAATTTAATACCACGGTCCAAGTTATCATCAGTATCACTTTCACCAATTTCAAATACTGGGTCAGCAATAGAAACTGTTGTAGAATCTACGGTTGTTGTGGTCCCTGAAACTGTTAAATTACCACCCACAACCACGTCACCAGTTGATGCATCAATTGTAAAATTACCACTAGCAATATTAACATCACCAACATCGGCTCCAGAACCCTTGATTGATACACCCGATGCACCACCAATTACAAAATCAGTACCATCAAATGTGAGGTTTGCGTCATCTTCAAGTTCACCACTAGTACCAGCAATAACAACTCGATTGTCGGTTAAATCTTCAACATTGACACTTGCTAATGTAGCACTTGTATCGACATCGAGAGTACCAGCAATAGATGTATTACCTGAAGCTTGTGCAACACTAAAGTTTGTACCACCTACTTGGAAATTGGTACCATCAAATGTTAAATTTGCATCGTCTTCCAATGCACCACTAGTACCAGCAATAGTTATTCGGTTATCTGTCAAATCCGATACGATAGCACTTGCAGCAGTCAGTTCGGTTGTAATGGAAACACTATCGGGAAGACCGACTGTGAATGTTTGTCCAGATAGACCGACTGTTACTTCATTAGCTGTACCCTGAACAGTCATAGTCTGACTATCGATAAGGACTTGTGAAGTAGTTGTACCGTCTGTGATGTCAAGATCCTGAGCATTGTTAGTTGTATCAATACGGTCTTGTACAGCTGCAGCAGTCAACACTGTAACATCATCATCAGAAAAACCTGGAGTTACAAGTTCAGCAGATGTTTGAACTGTTGCTGCATCGAACATTGTAAATTCAACCGTTCCAGCACCAAGTGTAGTAACACCAAGATTGGTAATTGTGACATCACCAGTTACATCGACATTATCCCACGAGTCTGTTCCGTCCCAAATTAAAAGTTGACCACTAGCCTCTGATGAAACATCCGTATCGTCTGCACCAGCAATTGTTGCAGTACTATTTTGCCAACTTAAAGTACCTGTTCCGTTCGTTTGGAGTTGTTGACCATCGTTACCATCAGTAAGAGGAAGGGTGTAGATAACATCACCAGCAAGAGCATCTGGTGATTTGAAACCTGTATAATTTGTACCATTATCAGAGTCTTCATACAATTCTATTTGTGCACCTGATGTTGCACCATTACCAACCTTAAAGTTTGCAGGAGTTACCGTAGCACCATTAATGATATCAGTAAAGAATTTTCCACCAACTTCATGAACAACTTCAGATGAAAGTGAGTCTACTGATTCGATATAAAGTTTGGATGATGCACCGTCATTGGTTCTATCTTGTACATATGCAAGTTCACCTTCAGCTAAATCAGTAGTTGTTGGTGCTGAGGTTCCAGTTGTTCTTTTAATTTGAATTACTGTTGCCATAAGTTTTTTATCCTATTAAAAAATTCCTGAATCCATAACGTTATTAAGTACATATGAATTACTATTTGTGTCGTATTCTAAAAAAGAACCTTCTTCTACATTTTGTGGCACATTCTGAACATCACCCAAATCTTGTAATGATGCATTGGCCAATGAGTTTTTACCAAGAAATGCTGTAGTTACTTTAACTCCTTGGCCACCAACTCGAATTTTTGCTTTTATGTCTGACATATTTATCTAGTTACTCCTGGTGTTACGGTCGCTTGCCCTTCAAGTATTCGTGTTTTTACACCACTTTGGTCGGTGATAATACAATCATAAACGTATCTACCTGCCGGGACAGTGGATGATGTATCATCGGTCATAGATAAAGTTACAGTTCCAGCACCCACATTTAAAGAAGTTGTGAAACTAGCAGTGACAGCTGATGAAGTGTATGTTTTTCTTATTTGAGATTCGGCTGTGTAATCAGTCAAATCAAATTGACTACCACCAGAATCTGTTACTTCTACCGTAACAGTATAAGTAGAACCTTGGTCAATAAAAACGTTGAATACATTAGCCATACTATCTATTTATATATTTCGTTGATGGACCTTATCGACTATTCCAGAATTGTTCACATATACTTCTTGAACAGTCTCTACTGTACCACCTTGGTTTAGATAAACCTCTTTAACTTTAGCTACAGGTCCAATCGGTCTAATATTTGGGTAAGTTTGTTGTGTAACAAATGGAGACTGATAAATGTAAGGGTTCTGGAAAATTGCCTGATATGAATATGACTTCTGATAGATAGAAGGTATTCGATAAATCAGTGGTTGTCTTTCTTGTGTTATAAAAGGAGTTTGTATATTAGCAATATAAGGATAAGTTTGTTGCTTATTTCTACTATTTGGTTGTTGATTGTTCGCACCAACACGGAATTCATAGGTTCCGGGTTGACGATTATCATATGTAAATGGTGACCTAAACTGATATGTAGATGGTGACCTAAACTGATATGTAGATGGTACTCGATAAGGAGTTTGATACTCATATCGGTAGGTTGTATCACCCCTTAAAGGTCTTTGATAAATACCATCTGCCTCATTAATAGGTGTACGTAAAGGTGTTTGGTATCTGTATTGATAGGCTGTACCACCCCTTACAGGTACTTGGTAAACACCATCTGCAATATTAATAGGTGTACGTAAAGGTGTTTGGTATCTGTATTGATAGTTTGTATCGCCCCTTACAGGTACTTGATAAACACCATCTGCCTCATTAATAGGTGTACGTAAAGGTGTTTGGTATCTGTATTGATAGTTTGTACTACCCCTTAAAGGTACTTGATAAAGACCATCCGCGATAGCAATAGGTGTTCTTTCTGGACCCCGATACCTGTATTGATAGGTTGTAGTACCCCTTAAAGGTAATTGATAAAGACCATCTGCAATATTAATAGGTGTTCTGTTTGGACTCTGATACCTGTATTGATAGGTTGTATTACCCCTTAAAGGATTTCGATAAATACCGTCCGCGATATTAATAGGTGTTCTTTGTGGACCCTGATACCTGTATTGATAGTTTGTACCACCCCTTAAAGGTACTTGATAGATACCAGGACCAGATGCCGTATTTCTTTGTGGTGTTCTACTAATACCTCTATCAAAGAAAGAACCGGGGTCCTGAAAGTTATACGTATAACTATATCTAAACGGTTGCCTAGCTTGATAAAAAATGGAAAAAGGATTTTGAATTCCTGTTGGTTGACCAAATTTTCCAGTTTGTGGTACCTGTGAGGTAATGATTGCTGGATATGGTGTTCTTGAAGAACCTCTTGTAATACCTATGCCCGGAGCACGATAAAAGTTGACAAAAGTATATCGAAACGGGACTCTAGTCGGTTGTTGATATTCATAAGGGTAGTCACCATTCAGCCTAAACACATACTGGATAATACCGATACCAGGTGTTTGTGTTCTACCTGGTTGTTGATAAGTGTAAGGGTATGGTGCCTCTACTCTATATTCATACCGGGTAATACCAATACCAGGAGCTTGTACTCTGGACGGTTGTTGATAAGTGTAGGGGTATGGTGCCTCTGTCCTATATTCATACCGGATAATACCAATACCAGGAGTTTGTACTCTGGATGGTTGTCGATATTCATAAGGGTATGGTGCATCTGCCCTATATGCATACTGGATAATACCAATACCGGGTATCTGAGTTCTAGACGGTTGTTGATATTCATAAGGGTATGGTGCATCTGCCCTATATGCATATTGTATAATACCAATACCGGGTATCTGAGTTCTAGACGGTTGTTGATAAGTGTAGGGGTATGGTGCATCTGCCCTATATGCATACTGGATAATACCAATACCGGGTATCTGAGTTCTAGACGGTTGTTGATATTCATAAGGGTATGGTGCAGCTACTCTATATGCATATTGAATAATACCGATACCACGAGTAACCGTTTGACCCACTGTTTGTGCGTTTTTAATTAACGGTTGTTGATTATTCTTAATTAACGGTTGTTGACCATCAGCGATATAAGGAATTCTAGTATTACCTATCGCAATAACTTGATAGATAGACGGCGACCTAAACTGATAAATTAACGGATTTCTACCGATATTGTTATAGGTTGATGGTTGTCTGTTTTGTTGAATAAACGGACTTTGATTATTAGCTGCGGTTTGAGCGTTTGCGGGTACTCTACCAATGGCAATATATGGTGTTGGTGCTCTTCCCTGAGATGTTTGTTGATTATTTAATGGCGTACGGGCGATGTAATTTTGCTGAAAGGAGTACCCTAAATTTACATATATGTCTGCCATTTTAACTTATTTATACTACGAACCAAAGGTGCCCTGTAGAAGTTCCACCTGCACCAGACGGTGCAACAGAAACAATTTCATAATCCAATTCTATATCTGGGTTATCAGCAGTGCCACTATCAACAATACCATTACTTGATGTTAAGGTAATGACACCTGTATCTGGTGCTTCTGCACCTTGCCATTCGGTTCCAGTCCAAGTTAATAGGTAACCTGTCTGCCCTGAAGTTGGATTTGTATTATTAACATCATTTAATGCTGTTATAGCGTGGTTAGTGATGTCACTAACTTGTCCAGTAACATCACCAGTAAAAGTTGCGTCTGTTCCGTTTGTACCACTTTCTAAAATTTTGCTGGTACCATTTGATGAGTAAATATCTCCTGTAACATCACCGAGTACATTACCCGTTAAATTACCGGAAAATGTTGAGGTTATAGTGCCAAGTGCACTGACATCACCATTTGAAGCAGTCACCACAAATTTATCTGTATTAACTGTTAAGTTTCCATCAACACCCAAAGTACCATCGATTTGAGTATTACCTGTAGAAGCCGCAACATCAAACTTTGAGTTACCAGATGTACCAACTCTAAAGTTTCCATCAACTCCTACTGTACCATCAACTTCTAAGGTGCCATCGATTTGAGT